GTTGCGCGATCTAAAGCGCAGCGTGGTGATGTCCACCAAAAGGACAAAGCTGGCAAGCACGTCGCCCAGAACGTGCGTAAAGAGGTTGAGGTGTTCAAAAGCACAGCACTCTACCTCCGTGGTCGTGACTCGATCTATCCCGATGCAGCGTCGTTGGCCCGCTTTAATGCGTGGATCACCGCAAACCAGGACAGGATTGACCCTGCGGAGCAAAGAGTGTGCGTGAAATGCGGACACGTTGACTTCACCCTATGTGCTCACTCTATCAAAGAGGACATAGCGGCACCGGCTCCAGCGGCCGTGGTAATAGTGCCACAAAATCTGCGCCACCATGAGTGGAGTTTTCGACCAGTCAAGGCATTGACTGAGGCTTTCCAATGGCCTGGGTTCGATACTCACTCACAGAGTGATGCGCGTCTGCACGGGTTTAGCAATCACCACTTGCCCGATGATCTGATTATTCCTGAGTTGTTCTCATATCTCAGTTTTAATATGCAGACAAGTTACTTGGTGAACGGCGTGGATGACCGGGCTTTACGTCTTTCCCACGTACACCGATTGGCTCAGAAATGGGTCATTTCGAAGAATCTCGAGAGTGAGGTCGAGGCAGATCAACATTACTGCGTTCGAATAAAATTCACGGTCCAACGGGCTTGTGATAATGCACAGAACGCCATGTTGTATGGTCAGCGCGATCCAGCGCGGAATTTTGGGCTAGCCTGGTTGCCCGGATCCCGCGTGTCTCAGTTAATGCTATGTTTGTTGGTTGTAATAGCATTACTAAATTTTACAACCACTTTGGGACTGGCAATGCGCACCTTGGAAGTGGTGTCGTATGCCGGGTCAGCCGCGCTTTACATCTTGAAATGCGTGGCCGTCTCTGTACCGGATTTGGTACCGAGGATCTACGTTTCCGCTTCACAACACCGGAGTGGAAACGAGCTGTCGTTTCAGTGCGTGAGCACCGATTACGACAATCGATGGTACGTGCCAGAAGGGGATGCACATGCCGTGATCCAATCCTGCAACTTTATGGATTGGGTGATGGCAGGTGTGACCGAGGCATATTACCAGAGCTCGGAGACCTCAGAACGGACTTGGAGTCATATAACCAAGTCCAGGGACGATTTTTGCGGCCAAACTTGGCTGGAATTGGCGGGTTATCGCATAATTTGGGCAGGAAAACAGCTCGAAGAGGCGTTGAACTTGGGTCAGATTGGACCACTCGATGTGTTAAGGCTGTGGGCCTGGACACTTTGGGCGGAAATCCGGCTCTTAATGTTCCGCTGCTAGAACCGCAGCCAACGATTGTAATGTCAAATTGCATTCACAATCAACTAGAATCTCTCGGCCAGCGTTACCTCAAAGTGACGCCTGAGCCGCAACCAAAGAAACTCAACTTCCAACTCCTGAACAGAATTGTAGATCATTTAGTGAAACAGATCTCTGAGTTCTTCTGTCCGGAGTTTAATTTTCAAGAGTACGTGAGGCGAAAGCCGGGGGCTGTAAGACGACGGTTTCTTA